TTTCTCTTTCGGACGGTCAAAAGGCTTGGTATTCGGCTAAATGGAAAAGTTTGGGCGATGACATGAAGCGGGAATACCCGTCTACCCCAGAAGAAGCTTTTGAACAGTCTATTGAGGGTGCTTACTATTCCAAACAATTCGCTAAAATATACGAAGACAAACGTATTGGAAATATGCCAGATAATGATGCTCCAGTTCATACCGCGTGGGATTTGGGTGTTGGCGACTCTACTTCAATATGGTTTTACCAGAAAATAGGAAATATGATTCACGTCATAGATTTTTATGAAAACTCCGGCGAAGGTTTAAGGCATTATTTTAAAGTGCTAAAAGATAAAGGGTACAATTACGGTGAGCATTATGCGCCGCATGATATCTCTCATAGAGAATTTGGCAGTGATGCAAGGTCACGCATTGAGATTGCACAAGATGGGCTAGAAATTGATGGTGAGCTTTACAAAATATACTTCAACAAGCTAGACATAATGTCTGTTGACGAAGGTATTGAACTTGCCCGTGAGATATTGGGTAAATGTGCCTTTGATAGCGTTAAGACCGAGGAAGGTGTAAAATGCCTAGAAAGCTACAGGAAAGAGTGGAACGATAAGTTAGGATGCTGGCGCGATAGACCGTTGCATGATTGGGCATCGCACGCCGCTGATGCGTTCAGGTATTTAGCTATGGCAGAAAGCACCAACAACGATATTATTACCGCACCATTTAGGAATTTACGATGATTACCAATCAAAAGCACATAGAATACTGCCAGAGATATAAGCGAGTACGTGATGTCATAGATGGGCAGTTTAGGTTAAGGCAGGTTGATCTAGCGCGTATCGGCATTACCAATGAAGCCAGAAAAAATGTGTTATTGAACTGCAATACTGGCTATCTGCGGCTAATTAACCCATCAGACACAAGTGATTATAATAAAAACAAAAACATGGGCATGATTAACGGTGCTGTTTTATTCAATGCGTCCGCAAGAACGTTATCGGGATTAATGGGTTTATTGTTTCGATCTGACCCGCGTTGGCCTGAATTTACAGGCGGAATGGATTACTTGCTAAAAGATGCTGATGGTGCTGGCTTATCATTAGATCACCAAGCGCAATTAGTCTCGTGGAATGTAACGCAAGTGGGTCGTCATGGCTTGCTTGCTGATATGCCTAGAAATGAAAAGGGCGAATCAGTCACATTAGATCGAGTAAGGCGCGGTTACCGTGCAAGCATTAAACAATACTCAGCTGAAAATATCGTTGACTATCACGAATCGGTAGTTGATGGCGCTAAAGTGCTTGATCTGCTTATCTTGCGTGAATACAAGACAGTATGGAATGACAACAAGATAGATCGAACAGAAGAGGAAGTTTTCCGCGCTTATCGGCTTGATGATGACGTTGTGACTGTGCAAATGTACGACAAGGCTATGACTGCGACAAGTGAAGAGATACCTATTATTGCTGGTGGCAGTGAATCACTGGATAGAATCCCGTTTGTATTTGTTGGGTCGGTAAATAACAATCCAGATTACGACCCATTGCCTCTTGAGGTTTTGGTGGATACGAATATCGGGCATTATCAAGAGTCCGCTAATCTTCGAGTGTCTTCTTGGGATACATCGGCAGCGCAACCTTACATTGCTGACGATGGCTATTTGAGCCATAAGCGAAGAGATGAAGAAAAAGGTAAGGCTGTTGAGGTTGGTAGCGATATTGTGCATATCATGGGAACAGGCGGCGTTTACGGTTTCGCTCAACCATCGCCCAACAGCTTATCCTCCGATCTAATGGCTAAAGATGAATTACGTATGGTGGCGTTAGGTGCTCAACTAATCACAGCAAGCGGTCAAGCCGAAACAGCCGAAGCTGTTCGCATTAAGCATGGTTCAGACGTATCAGTGCTAGAATCAATATCTATTAACGTGGCAGACGCTTACATGAAAATGTTTGAGTATTGCCATAAGCTAATGGGCATTGCCTATGATGACTTGGCTACCGCTTTAAACCGTGAGTTCTTTGATTCTAAGCTGACCGCTCAAGAGGTTACTGCTATCGTAGGCGCATGGCAAGCTGGCGCAATATCTGAAATGGAAAAGAGTATCGCTTTGCAGAAGGGTAAAATAATCAGCGAAGATACCGACCTTGAGGAAATGCACGAGCAGATACAGGATGAGCAAGTGCCTGCGCCACAATTTGACGAGGTGATCCCATCGACTGTTACTACAACGAACGAAGAACAGTGATATATTTCTACTCACTCATAACGGGTGAGATTATTGATTCATTTACGGTGCATTAAGTGGCTAAAACATCCGACGAGCTAACATCCATAAGTGTACGCAATCAAGTATTACTTGAGCGGCTAAAGACGGGCGAGCATAAGAAATTCGCGCCGTTCTTAAAGCGTATTGAGCGTGAGGTGCGTAACCGCATCGGTGACGAAGGCGACACGATCACGACTAAGAAGCGTCTTAACGTATTACTAACGGATGTTCAGCGCATACAGAAAGACATTTACGACGAATATGTGGCGCAGCTTAACGGTGATCTAGGTGCTATTGCTATTTCTCAGTCAGAAATGGAGGCGAAAGCATATAATACCGTCGTAGCCAGCTACAGCGCCACAGTACCGGCCGCTGAGCAAGTCTTGGCAGCTGTTCGACTCAATCCCTTACAGATAAAAGATTACGCAGGCGACCCTTTAATTGAGCCGTATATGCGTGACTGGTCTCGCAAAGAAACGGCCCGGGTAACCTCTGCGATACAGCAAGGTTTTTATCAAGGCCAAACCAACGCTGAGATAGTGCGAGGCATACGCGGCACTAAGGCGCTTAACTATCGTGACGGTGTGTTAGATATTAGCAACCGCTCGGCGTTTACGATTGTGAGAACATCGGTACAGCACGCGGCATCACAGGCTAGGCAAGCAACGATGAAAGCTAATAGTGATTTGATTAAAGGCTATGAATGGGTTAGTACGTTAGATTCACGCACAAGCGACCAATGCGCTAGTTTAGATGGTAGGCGCTTTGATATTGGCGAAGGGCCATTGCCTCCGATTCATCCGAATTGCCGGTCAGTAGTAACAAGTGTGTTAAGCGAAGAGTTTGACTTCCTTGACGAAGGCGCAACAAGATCATCCAAAGGCGCAGAAGGTGGTAAGCAGGTAGACGCAAGCCTTGGCTATTATGATTGGCTTAAAAAGCAGCCTGTAGCATTCCAAAACGCAGCTATAGGAAACACACGCGCCACGCTGTTACGCAATGGCGGGTTAAGCTCTACGGAGTTCGCTAAGCTTTCTTTGGGTAAAAACTTCAAGCCGCTGACCCTTGCCGATATGCGAAGGTTAGAGCCGTCAGTTTTTGAAAGGGCTGAATTATAAATAGTCACAATGTGACAATATTTGTCATTGTGCTGTATTATGGTAAAATCAAAGAAAATTAACGGACAGGAATAAATTATGGTATTCGATGACTTAGGTTTAGATGATGAAATGCTCGCTAAAGTACAGGCGGCGCATGATGCGGATGTTAAAGGCTTAAAGGCTAAAAACTCTGATTTAATTGAACAGAACAAGGCAATTAAAGCTGATTCTGAAAAAGCCGCTCTTGAAGCCGCACAAATTGCAGAAGATGCGAAAGTCGCTCTAGCTGAAAAAGAGGGCAACATCGAGCAGTACAAAGCTGCTGTTGCTGAGCGTGACGAAAAGATGAAGTCTATCGAGCAAGAGTTTATCGAAAAAGATAAGGCGCGTGTATTAGATATGGCGGTCACTCAGTTTATTTCTGATAAGGTCGACAAAGACCCGGCCGCACGTAAATACATGGAATCAGTTTACCGCGATCAATTAGACGTAGTTAATGGTGAGCTGGTATCCAAAGACGTGACTAAAAGCGTCAAAGAAATTACCCAAGCAATCGTTCAGGACGATGCTTATTCTAAATACATCGTTTCTGGTGTAGGTAGCGGAGCTGGCGCGGCTGGCTCTAATTCGACGAATGGTCAGGCCAAGTCGTTGAGCGAAATGACTGCAACAGAAGAGTCGCAGTTTGCTAAATTAAATCCTGAGCAATACGCTCAAATGACACAACAATAGGAGTCCTTCAATGGCTACTGTACAAATTGCGGATATTTATAATCCGCTAACTTTCTCTCGTCGAGAGCAAGAAGCACAAATTCAGCTTAATAACTTTATTCAATCGGGTATCGTTGTTAGCGATCAGCGCTTGTCTGCACAGGCGACACAGGGCGGTAATATTGGTGAGCTGCCATTCTTTAATCCATTGGGTACAGAAGAGCCAAATTACTCTACCGATAACCCTGCAACAGAATCAACGCCTGCTAAAGTTTCTAGCTCAAAAATGGTTTTCCGCTTAGCGGCTCAAAACAAAAGCTGGTCTACTATGGACTTGGCTCGTGAGCTTGCTTTAGAAGATCCTGCTGGCGCAATCATTAATCGTCAGGCGCAGTACTGGGCGACTAACAATGAGAAACGCGTGATTCAGTCTGCTATGGGTGTGCTTGCGGATAACGTGGCGAACGATGGTGGTGATATGCTAAATAGTGTTGCTACTGATGACGCGGGCGCTGTTACGGCTGCCGAGCTTATTAGTTCTGGCGTGATTATTGACGCAGAAGCAACCGCAGGCGATCATCAGGGTATGTTCACCACCATTGCCATGCACTCGGTTGTTTACTCTAATCTACGTAAGCAACAGTTGATCGAATTCGTTCGAGATGCAGACAATAACACTATGTTCGCTACTTATGGCGGCAAGCGTGTTGTGGTTGATGATGCTTTGCCTGCTGTTGCTGGTACAAACCGCATTACTTACACATCTGTGTTGTTTAGCGGTGGTGCGTTTGTTTCTGGCGAGGGTCGAGTATTGGTGCCTTCTGAGATTGATCGCTTGCCTTCTACTGGTAATGGTAGCGGTCAGGATATTATCTACTCGCGTCGATCTGACATCATCCATCCGTTAGGCTTTACGTTTACCTCTTCTTCTGTTGCTGGTCAATCAGCTACACAGGCAGAATTGGCAACAGCGGCTAACTGGGATCGTGTATGGGATCGTAAAAACATCGGAATTTCATTTATCCAGACCAATGGGTAACCAATAAGCCCGTCGAAAGGCGGGCTTTTATTTTATGGGTGTTAAAATGTCAAAGAAAGAAACAAAAAAAGAGTTAAGTGTTGATGAGTATAACGCAGGGCTTGCAAAAGAAATTGCTAAGCTTGAGCAAATGATTGTCGACATGAAAAAAGATTTTAGGTCTGAGACTGAAAAGCCACAAGCAACATTGCAAGAATGTTTGGCTATGAACAGAAAGGCCGCAAAACTTACTGCTGTTAAAGATAAAGTAAAACCAAAGACTAATTCACTTTAAGGTTTAAAAGATGGCGCTAGTAGTCGAAGATGGTACAGGGTTAGCAAACGCCGACTCATACCAAACGCTTGAGGACGCAAGGCTTAACGCTAATGCGCTAGGTCTTAACTTGCCTGCCGGTGAAGAAGCCGCAGAGGCTGCTTTACGCAATGGCGCAAGGTACGTAAATCGCTACGAGTCGAGTTTTACCGGCTATCGTACTGTCGATACTCAGGCGCTATCTTTTCCCCGTACTAATTCTATTAGAAGTTTCGGTACTAATTGTATTGATGTTGCGAGTGATGCTATTCCAAACGAGCTAGTCATGGCGCAAATGTTCGCGGCTGTAGAGTACGGCAAAGGAACGGATGTGATGCCTGTCGATGACGGTCTATCTGTGCAGCTAAAAGAAGTTGTGGGTGCTGTTAAGAAGCAATTCTTCGATAACGGCAAGACGGGCAAGGGTATTGTCATTACGCAAGCCTTGGACGCATTAAAGCCACTAATGGGCGCGTCTAGTGGCGGCCTATCATTCCGCACAGTGAGGCGATAGTATGGCTTTAAGTACAAACGACCTACTTTCGCTTATCGTCAATACTATTGTCACGAATGGCAATAATGAGCTATCTGCTGCTGATTTTAGATCAATACAAGAACAGCTAGCGGATTCAGCATTTAATAAAATTGATGATGTGGCGTTAAATAACTTTACTGTAAACAATAATAGTGGTGCATTAACCACGGCTATCGCTGCTGGCTCTAGCGTCAATCTTAACTCGTTATTTTTAGAGGCTGACGAAACGCTTATAGGTGATGCGCCTACGTTTAAAGATTTATCTAATGCAGATCAGGCGACATTCACGGACGAGACAGGCGATAAATTCTTATTTCCGTCAAACTTAAATACATTTAGCAATAGCTATTCAAACTACATCGCTAGGGTGACCATTAAAATAGATCATCCTGCTATTGCAAATAATGAACAAACCTCTATACGCATTCAGATTAGGCGTGAAGCTGATGATTCTGTCGTTTCTTCACTTGAGTGGCACGTAACAGATAGATCAGCTAGAACCGATTATCAATTCACATACAATTTTGATACTTATGTTGGTGATGAGGCCGACCCGTATGCAGTTGACGGAATGTACTTTCATATCGAAAACGATGCTGATTCCGATACGTCAATCACTTTGAAAGAATGCGATATTCGGATATTTAAAATATGAGATTCGCAAAAGAAATGCAGGAAGTAGCAGAAGAGCTTTTGACCGAGTTCGACGAACGCGAGGAAAAAATGATTCTTCGTGTTGCTGGTGAAAGTTATTTTGATGCTAACTTGGCTGAAACGGTTATCGGTGAGGCTCAAGAGTATGAGCTAACAGGTGTTGCTACGACTTATAACGAGGGATTGATTAACGGAACAACAATACAGAATGGCGATATTCAGTTATCGGTATTGTGCGAGGTAGAGCCTAAGCAAGCGGATAAGGTGGTTATTGATGATGCTGAAGCGTCTATCGTGGCGGTAAATCCAGTCGCTTACACAGGAAAAGATAAAACGATCATGTACAAAATACAGGTTCGTCGTTAATGTTTGGCAAAGATGTAGAGTCATTCGCTTTGCAGTTTGAAGAAGCGGCTGAAAAGACGGTACGCGGCACTGCGATAAAGCTATGGAATTCGATTACATTATCAAGTCCAGTAGATCAGGGTAGATTTAGGGCTAACTGGTTCGCTAGTTATGGTGATACATCAAAGGTAACTAATGCCACTGATAAGTCAGGACAGAAAACAATTTCAAGAAATGAGAGCGATGTATTAGGGCAGGCTGACTACAGCCAGTTTACGCTAACAAATAATCTGCCTTATTCTTTGCGTCTAGAGTACGGCTATTCAGATCAAGCGCCTAACGGCATGGTTAGAACAAACGTTAAACGATTTAACCGATTAATCGAGCAAGAAGCAAAGCGAAATATGCCAAAATGATATTTGAAGACTTACAAAAGGTTTTTAACCTTGCACTTTATAATTTTGGTCAAGCAAATAGCATTTTGACGTGTTTTGAAAATGTCGACTGCCCAACAGATACTAGCATCCCGTTTTTGTCAGGCTTTTTGCTGTTATCACCAACCGAGCAAGCAGATTTAGGAGTAACTGAGTTTAGGCAGGGTATCTATCAGGTAGATATAAATTACGCGTCACACTTAGGGAGTGCGCCACTAAACAAAATGGCCGACCTATTAAATCAAACGATTTATGCGGGTAAGCACTTAACGCGCAATGATATATGCGCCGGAGTGGAGTCTGTAGACCTATCACCGCTTATTGTAGATGGTGGATGGGCTAAGAAGTCTCTATCAATCAATTTTAATGCGTACACCGCGAGGATTACATTATGACAACTCCCTTTAGTGGATCAAATACAGAACACTGGTATGTTGTAGAGACAACTGCCGGTGAAACGCCAGCAACACCCGTATGGACCAAGCTACGCAATACTGGTGGCATCCCTGCGTTAACCAAAGACACGCTTATTTCAAATGAGCTTAACGGCTCGCGTGAAATCACAAGTGTCCGCACAGGTGGCAAGCAAGTATCGGGCGAGTTTCCTGTTGAGCTTTCACAATCTAGCCAAGATGAGTTAATTGCAAACGCAATGACATCGCAGTGGGTTGCGGGTGTCACCGGCTCAGCGTTAGATGTTACTGTCGATGAGGCCGCTAAAACATTTACTCGCGCCGCTGGTGACTTTGTTTCTGACGGCGTAGTTGTTGGTGACCTTATTTATTTTGCTGATTTAACTGGAAATAACGCTAAGCCATTTATCGCGACTACGGTTACCTCGACGGTAATTACTGGCGCAGGTATCACGGTGTCGCTTACTGATGAAACGGTTTCTACCGACTACGCAACCGCTGATAAAATTGGCACTGGTTCGCTATGTAAATCAATTTCAATTATGACATGGTTTAAGGGTAAGTGCGGCACAGCTGATAAATACTTAATCACTCGTGGCTTAGAGTTCACTGGCTTTAGTTATGAGATAGCTGTTAATGCTCAGGTTACTGGCTCATTCCCTTTTATTGCCAGAAGCCAAGAAGTTATCGCCTCGCCTCCTGCTGGATCGACATATAACGCCGATAGCACGACTATTCCGTATAGCGGTGTAGACGGTAAGATTTTAGTTGAAAATGCTGTACAGGCTTTATTTACTAGCGCAACGATCACGAATGATAATGCTGCATCTGCTCAGTTTGAGCTAGGCAGCGATAGCACATCATTTATTGAGCGTGGTAATGCGACTAATACAATCAGTGTAAGTGCGTTTATGGCCGACACTGTATTGTTAGAGCGTTTTATTAATGAGACAGAGACGGGCTTTACCTCGATTCTGAGTGGTGTTGATGGCGCTATGTCGTTCAGCTTGCCTAATGCGTTTATTACTGCTGCGACTCCTGAAATAGGCGGCGCTACTTCGATTACTCAAACGGTCGAGGCTACAGGCACTGGCAATAGTAACGAGTCATCTATTATCGTTCAGCGACTAACCTACTAAGCTTTATGGGGGCAGCCTTTGTGCCTTTGTGGAGCCGTCCGTCTCCATGTCCCCGCCACTCATGGCTTAGTCCAACCTTTGTGAGATGGCCTTTTGCCTTTTGAGACCTTTCTTAGTGCCGACTCGTCTAAGCTGTTTTGTCTGCAAAATTCATTTATGTTTGTTATCTTAACCGTATCACCCGATGGTGATTTAAGCTCTATCTCAAGAAGGTTTTTTATGTAGCCGCCACTAGATGCTTTTCTGTAGATGATGTTTTCGACCGATTTTATTATTATGCAGGTTTCTGGCGAGTAGATTCGATTACCTTTGACTTTGATATCTTTGTCAACATGATATGACTGATCGTCAATTGGGCGATTTTTGTAATACCACTCTGCATAATTCTGGAAATTAAGCCATTCATCGCATACAGTGCAGTCTTTATACCAGCGGTGACACTCGTCCTTTGGGTTATAGCATCGAGAAAGCATTGCCCTCCAAGCTCCATAGGCTTTTGTCTTACTCCTGTAAATTCCAGCCCCAATGCACCCAACTCCATGGACGCTTTTGGCGAGCCTATCTTTTATTTCATCTCTAAGTATAGACTGACGTGTTGTTTGTAAAATATTGCCTGTCTCTGTGAATTTAATTATTACATCAGTATTAGAGAATATTGATAATATAATCGCTTTACCATCTTTTAGGCTTAATATGTCGCCAGTATTCATAATTTCTCTTTATCGCCCTATGTGTTAAAATAATAATTAAACTTATGTTAGCAGACATGATTTACTTTTGCTACAACTAACGGACAACTAACGGATAACTATCATGGCTAAAAAAACAGAGTATTCACTAGAAGACTTTTATTCAAAAACAAAGCAAGAAACAGGCGCAAAAATGCCGCTTAAAATTAGCGACCAAGACACTGGACACTATTTTTTAATTAAAGGGTTGTCATCAAGAAGTATCGCGCAAGAAAAACTGGATTGGCAGGTCGCGTATGCAAGAGTTTTGGAGCAATCAGAAAATATTGATGACAAGGTAGAGCGAAATATTTTTATTGCTAGCGAAAAGCAAAAATTAAACGACAATCTTGCTTGTTTGCTTGTTGATGGATGGTCTTTTTCTCAAGATTGTACAGATAAAGAAAAAGCTAATCTTTTTGATGAGAACGAAGACTTATCCGAAATGGTGATACAGTTCGCCGCTGATTCGGACTCATACCTAGCAAAAAAGTAGAGGCGCTGCTTGATTATGCCGAAGCTACTTACTCAGGGATGAGAAAAAGCAAGCATGGCGGCACAGAGAGCGATCACGAGAAAGCTTTGCGTGAAATGGGTGCAGATATACCAGAAAAGAAAACTACTCTTCCAGAGGCCGTTATTTATCTATGGGAGATACACCAAGACTTGAGCATCCCTACTGCTGATGGGCTATCGATAGATTCGATTATCAATTACACAAAGCATATCGGCTTGAATTTAGGTAGAATGGAGATTAGAGCAGTAATCATGCTTGATATGATATTCAGAAGGTATATTCATGGCAACAGCTAAACTCCAAGCAGTAGTTACTACAAAAGGCGTAAATAAAGCGAATGGCGAATTAAATAAATTCACCAAAGCCTCTAAGTCTGCTGAAAAAGGTAATAAAAATTTAGCATCAAGCTTTAAGGGGTTGATTGCGCCTATTGCTGCCCTCGTTTCTGTTAGCGCGGGACTTTCAAAGTTAGTTAGCATCACTCGTCAATTTGATGTACTTAACGCCCAGTTAATAACATCCGCCGGCAGCGCTGAAAACGCAGCGCTTGCTTTTGGCGAGATAGAGAAATTTGCCTCAAGAACTCCTTTTCAGCTAGAACAATCAGTAACTGCTTTTACAAAGCTTGTAAATCTTGGGTTAACGCCTAGCGAGAGGGCGTTAACGTCTTACGGCGACACTGCCTCAGCAATGGGTAAAGATTTAAACCAGTTAATCGAGGCAGTTGCTGATGCTGCAACGGGCGAGTTTGAGCGTTTAAAAGAGTTTGGCATTAAAGCTAGGTCAGAGGGTGATAATGTCGCCTTTACCTTTAGAGGCGTTACCACCACTGTAAGAAAGAATTCTGCTGAAATAGAAGAATATTTAACGGCTCTTGGTGAAAATAATTTCTCTGGCGCAATGACTGAGCGAATGAACACGCTCGATGGTGCAATCTCAAACCTTGGCGACCAATGGGATTCTCTTTTTAGGACAATAAGCAGTCAGGGTACTGGCGACCTGATAGAGTCTGCCGTAAGAACCGCAACTGACGCTATCGCAACACTAGAGGATAATTTAGCGTCGGGAAGAATAGAAGCTTACTTAACTGCAAACGCTTCTCGTTTTGATTCTTGGGCTGGCGATGTCGCCTATACCTTAAGTGTTGTTGATGGCTTGTATTCTGATTTTGCAATGGGAATAGGCTCAGATTCGGATGACTTAACTGAGTCTGTTATTGGTGCTTTTTCAAATATGCCTGAAAATATACGCGCATTCATACAAATAATGAGCGTTGAGCTTGCGACTTTCGTAGAGAAAACCTCTGCTTACGGAACAGAAATACTTGAGAATATTAAATTCTGGGAAGATGAGTCTTTTGATCTTGAATCCAGATTAAAGATTCTTGATGATGTCAGGCTTGATAGCATATCTACAATATTGCAAGAACGTGATGCCGGTATTACTTCTTTTCAAGCTCAGGTAAAAGAGGCTGATAATCTACTTGTAAAATACAAAGAGCTGCAAAGCGGAAAACCTGCGGTTGATTTAGCGCAATTTGCCGTACTGCCAGAAGCTGCTAACGATCCTAGTGGAGATGCAAAACTTCAAAAGCAAAAAGAGGCAGCTCAGAAGCAGCTAGAGCAATTCATACAGCTAAACAACACAGAGCTAGAAGAGGTTGACCGTGTTGAGAGTGAGCGACTAGAAAAACTACGCGGATATAAAGATGAAAAGCTAATCATAGACTCCGAATACCAGCTTGCTAAAAAAGAAATTGAGCTTGCAGCAGAAATGGAGCGTGAAGAATTAAGACAGGCTAATTTTGAAAAGCAAAAAGCTCGTTATGAAGAAGAAAATGCTTTAGCTATTCAGCTAGGGAAGACTTTTTCTAGGGATGTTTCTGGCGGTCTTGTTGATGCCGCGCTTGCAGGGGAGAGTATGTCCGATGTGCTTCTGACAGGTATTCGTGATGTTGCTGCTGGCGTGATAAAGGCTAGCTTAGAGACATTTATTCAGCAAAAAATTGTTGATAAGCTGATGACTAGCTTTTTTGTTGCCTCTAAGGTTGCAGAGACTAGCGCAACGACCGCTCAAGCAGCACAAAATGCTTTTGCCGCCACTGCTGCAATACCTATTGTTGGGCCAGCACTCGCTCCCGCCGCTGCTGCAACCGCTGGAGCTACCGCTGCGAGTCTTGGGGCTGCTGTTGTTTCTGCTGCTTCTGCCCGTGAGCAAGGCGGTATGCTTGCAAGCGGACAAACGTCTACAGTAGCAGAGCGTGGTCTTGAGATACTTACGCCTGCTAATGCTAGCCGAGTTCGTACAGCTAACGACATGAAAAACATAATGGGCGAGAGTAATTCAGCCCCTAATGTTAATATCGTGGTGATTGATCAGTCGGAAGGGACTAAAGAATTTGACCAAAGTACCGATGACGAGGGTCGCATTGTTCTGCTTATTAGAAATACAGTGTCAGGTGATCTTTCGCAGTCTAACAGCCAAATATCTAAATCATTGGGCGGCAACACTACCGCACAGAGGAGGCGTGCATAATGGGCGACAAGTGGTTCCCTGCTGGCATTAAACCGCTAGTAAATAAGACATACTCATTAAGCCGTGGTACGAACGTGTTGCAGTCAAAGGTTGATGGCGGTATGCCACGGTTTAATCTTGACCGCACACTTGAGCCTGTACCGTTTACGCTTAACTTTGTGATGAGCGAAATGCAATATGGTGTATTTTTAAGCTTCTATGATGGCGCTATAAATCATGGTGGTGACTCATTTAAGATGAATCTCGATAGCGGAACAGGGGTTGCAGAGCACCAAGTTAATATAGTGCCAAACACGCTAAAAACATCCAAGCCTACTGGGTGTAATTGGTACGTTGGGTTCACTGCGTTGGCCGAGGTTACGCCGTCCCAGTTAGAAGCTTGTGACGCACTATATAATCTTTACGAGTGCTACGGAGATGGAAGCGCGGAGTTGCTGCAATCCTTTGAGGATTTTGTGATGGGGTTGCCAAATGCCTGAGGTTGAAGCGTATAAGCGCAAATTAGCCTCTAATCCAGAGGGTGTTAGGTATTACCGGACGGTCTCCCTGTCGCACTCGCAAATGTCAAAAACCTATAACTTAGTAATGGATTCGGTCGAGCTTGTTGCTGATGACGAAAACGGGGTTTCCATAACTTACTCCCCTGCGGCAATGCTTGAGTCAGGCAGTATGCAAACCAACGACCTTGATCAGACAGCATCATACACAATATCAGACGTTTTTAACGTCCTTGATGGCGAGCTTGACCTGATTGATATTGATACAATTGAGCCTATTGTTGTTACGTTTAGAGGTTATCACAGCGAATACCTAAGCAAGCCCGTGCAAGTGTACACATATAACGCAAATTCAGTAGCACAAGCAAAAGGTTCTTTTACGATTAAGACAGGTGTCCCAGATTTAAACTCGGATCAGACGGGGGAGATATACAACCTTGATGACTTCCCTATGATGAGGTCGTTGTTTTGATTAAGTATATCGGTTTGCCTTATTCTTTTTCCCGCTTTAACTGCTGGGATTTTGTTGTTATGGCAAGAAAAGATAACGGTTTGAGGTGTGATGTGTTTCGACCTAAAAAGCTACGTGAAGCATTTAAGCTGATAATGGATCACTTGCATGGAGATCATGCAGGGCTTGATCAGGTAGATTCACTGCAAAACTACGATATAATTATGTGCGAGAAGGAGTTTGGTAGGGATAGTACGTTTCATTGCGGCATATTTTACAATGGTCTTGTCTATCACTGCGACAGGGCAAAGGGTCAGGTAACTTACGATAATCTGGATGATTTTTCAAAACCATACAAGAGCGTAACATTTTGGCGGTAATAAGGTTTTATAAAAAGTTCGATTCTAAAATGATTCCTGAAGTCATTAACTATGACGGCACGGTTATCGGTTGGGTTCTTGAAAATATAAAAGATGGGCAAAACTTTAAGGTTTACGCTGGCGACCTTTGTGAAGATAATGAGATAAGCCGAGATATATCTAAAATGCAGGATGCCGATAATGTCAGCGTAATTTTAATGTCTGGCGACCCGATAACTATAATTATATCGGCTGTAGTGGCTTTGGCTGCAACCTTACTGTTAGCCCCAGATATCCCGAATGTTAAAGGCGATAACGGAAGGCAAAGCCCAAACAACAGCCTAACCGACCGAAGAAATAAGCCTAGACCGAACCAAAGAATACCTGATATTTGCGGCAAAGTTAAATCTATACCGGATGTAATAGCGTCAGAATATTCTCGTTATGTTAATAATAAAGAAGAGCGTTACGGATATTACTGTATTGCTAGAGGTCAAGTGCAGGTTGAAGAGATAAAGGATGGCGATACACTTATATCGCAGATAGATGGCGCATCGGCTGGAGTTTACTACCCAAATAAATCGCCTAACAATGCCTCTCCAGACATCCAAATTGGCGAACCAATAAATCAAATTGTTTACGGTGTTTACCAATCTGGCGAGGCTATTGGTCAGACGATTCTAGCGCCCAATGAAGAAGACTACACGATTCTTGGCGAGTTTAATAACACGAGTGTTAAATGCCAAAAGGCTATGATAAATGTTTATTCTCCAAATGGCATATATACCCAAAGTGAAGGCAGTAGAACATCAAAATCAGTAAATTATCGAATAACTGTTATAAAGTTAGATGAAGACAAAAATCCGGTTGGCTCACAATACATTATAGATGAAACTATAAGCGGTAATAACTCAAATGAAAAAGGCAAAACTACGGAAGTTGATTTCGGTGGAGAATTCTTTTTCAGGGTCTCGGTGCAGCGTACAAGTAATGCTGATTTTTCTGGGCAATCTGCTGATGAAATTAAGTTAAAAGATATTTTTGGGCTGTACGAGGTGGAGAATGAGTATTTCGGTAACACCACAACTATTCAGACCAAGCGGATAGCTAACGCCCAGAGCGCCGCAATTAGAAACCCAGAAATAAACTGTATCGCTACCGAAATGGCTTATAAATATTTAGGTAGTGGCGTTTTTGATGATTCTTTAAGCGCTAATACTCAGGCTATGCAATCACTTATTAGGTTGGCGCTTGACCCTTATGTAGGTCGTCGTGACGTTAGCGAGCTAGATGCTGACAACCTAATATCTAATCAAGCCTTAGTTGAATCGTATTTTGAGTCAGAAGAAGGAGGCCAGTTTTCTTATACTTTTGATGATGAAAACACTTCCGCGCAAGAAACCTTTTACACCATAGCGAGCGCTGCATTTTGCCAAATATGGCGAGAGGGTCGCGTTTTGACTTCTTATTTTGAGCGTCCTCAGTCAATACCTGCTATGGTTTTTACTCATAGATCAAAAGCTCCTAATAGTGAGACATGGAGCAGAGAGACGGCGCAGGGCAAGCGAAAGGATTCGGTAGAGTTAACCTATACGGATGATGATACATACAAAAAAGAAGTTTTGTATTTTCCAGAAGATAGGTCAGGTAGAAATCCAAAAAAGATAGATGCCAAAGGTGTTAAAGGTAAGGCGCAGGCAACTTGGCGACTGATGCGCGAATACAACAAGCTTGCTTACAGTAAAGAGTCGGTCGAGTTTACTGCCACGCTAGAGGGTTCTTTAGTTAAGCCTATGCAATTGATCAGCGTGGTAAAAGGAACGCGCGTAGGCTCTTATGATGGCGAAATACTCAATGTTGACGGGCTTACTCTTGAGTTGTCTCAAGATATAGAGTTTACGCCTGACGATGATCATTTTATTTTACTTAAAAAGCGCGACGGCACCCTAGAGTCAATACCGGCCATAGATATTGGCGAAAGCAGAAAAATTCAAATAGAATATGCGCCTCAAGAAGCAATTTATACTGGCAATAGCGAACTAAAAACAGAGTTCAGCTTTGGTAACGAGGCCAGATTAAGCGGCCAGCTTGTTATCCCGCTGGAAATAGATGCGAGTGACGGCAAGTATGCTAAAATAAGCGCAATAAACTACAGTGATAGATACTATGATGGCGACCCTATAAAAGTAAATAAGGGTGACTTTAATAACGATTTCAACGACGATTTTGGTGGATAAAAATGGCTTGCTCAGATCAAATTAGCTCTACGGATTTAGAGAACGCAAAGATTGACGCTACAACCTTGGCAGAGATAGCAACATCAAGAGATGGCGGGATTTCTGGGGGCGCATTAATTGATGAGGCGACAACTAGGTTTTCAGATACTATTTCTACTGTTCGAGGGCAATTAGCAAAACTGGGATACGAAGTACCTATTGCTTACACCACCGGCATATCTTTTACCATTGATGATGGTGCAAAAACAGTAGAAGAAAGCGGAATAGTTTATGCTCCTTTAATAGGGTCGCTGCCTTTCACGACCAGCGGAACATTTATTGGTGATGATGACGCTAGATTTAGGGTTGTATCTCAGGATAATATTAAGCCGCTAGTTGACCAAAACACGGAAGATATTGCTACAAACACGGAAGATATTGCTACAAATACGGAAGATATTTTAGCGTTATCGCCGACCGACCCCGTAACAGGGTCTGCAACCTTCACCAATTCAACAAATAATATCGCTTTAACAGGTATAGGCGCTATTGATGGACTTGAAATTGGGGATGTAATACAGATAACCGGCACAGCAAGCAATAACACAGAGTTTACCGTGGAGGTCATTACAGATAATGACAATGTTATTGTTAATCAGGGTCATGCAGGACGCACGACAACAAAAGCACTAACAAATGAAACCGCTTCATGCACTGCAACCCTTATAGCAAAATGGTATGAAGTTGGAATAGGTGTAGGGCAGGGGTGGGTTCCCGCAACAAGGTCTGGCGGAGTAACTTATACAAATTCAACAGGTAGGTCTATAACGGTAAATATTATTGTTTCTACATCATCTTCGGTAAGTAGAAGCGTAATACTTAATGTTGACGGTATTGAAGTTGCCTCTTCGGGTGAGGGCACAGCTTTAAGTGATAGGTCTAGGTTTGTAACGGCAATAATCCCAAACGGTTCGACTTATGATATAGTCTTGTCTTCTGCTACGATAAGGTTTTGGAGGGAATTACGCTGAAATATAAAGATGAAAATGATAGGCTTTTTGACAAGCCTAGCTATAGGATTATAGAAAAATATAATCTTGTTAAAATAACAGAAGAAGAATTTAACGAGCAGCTTGCTATTAATAATTCTCCTCATACTATATCGCCAGATGAATATAAGGCATTGATTGATGTTGCTGCTGGCAATGCTAGGGCTGCATTTATTGCTAATGGTGACTTGGTTGAACAAGAGTACACGCTAGCAGAGCAAGAGGTGGTTGCATGGCGTGACGCTGGCAGCCCTGCTAATGACGTACCGAAATCAATAAGCGCATGGGCTACCGCTACAGGCATGACAGACGAGCAAGCGGCGCAAGGCATAGAAACGGCGGCTCAATCGCTAAAGGGCGTATTGTTAAGCATTCGCGCTATACGACTGGCCGGTAAAGCGGCTATTGATAACGCTAACGATAATTTTGAATCGGTCGCTCAACCCTTTATTGATCAGCTAAATCAAATTAGACCGTGAAAGCCGCAATATATGAGACAGATTATAGCTCGCTGTTTAGCATAATCTGCTCTCTTGTGACAATGAGCGGTTATAGCCACGCTGCAATCATTAACCGTGGCGTGGTTTACGATACTACTTTCTTGCGCGGATGCTTAAATATAGCTGACAAGGTGAAAGATAGCCGTAAGGTTGTTGTTATTGATATTGGCGGCGATTGTAACCAATGGCTAGAAGATAACTTTTACGCACCTTACGATACAAAAGGCTTGCTATTGTGGCCGCTGGGTATAGAAAACGACAAAAAAATGTACTGCTTTGAGGTTGTCACTCGCTCACTAAAAAGCATTGGAATTGATCTTAACCTTGGCAATCGAAAAAGCGGCGGTAAAATAATCGACGCTCTTTTGAATGCAGGCTACAAAGCAGAGATAATGACAGGAAAGAAATTTAACGAGTTATACAAAAGCAACTGACAGCCAGTTAATATTACTTTCTTGTTTTTCTTCTGGCTCATCCATTTGGCATATGTTTTTAACCGATACGACCATATGCCTGTCGTTTGTGACTATAACGCCTTTTTGTTTTAGCCTACCTATGGCGCTGCACACTGTCCCACGGCTCACTCCCATTACCTTGGCTACTTTATTTTGTGTCGGCCACACCTTGCTTTCTTTGTGAAGCTTGATAAAAGTTCCGGCAACTAACTGTTCATTTTTATTAAAGCTCATAAATAATACTCCTTAACTCTCGTATAGCCTCCAAATCGCGTTTTTACGCGTTTCCAGCGATCTTTAAATTCGAACTGCATTGACCTTAGCTCACTCATTCTTTTCGGCAGATCAAGAATACCGAGCTTCTC